ATCCTGCGAATACAATGCTGGCGAGCCCTGGGAAATTGATTTTGAGGAGTTTGTCAGCACTGCATCGAAGCGGCAATTCTTCGCCGGGCTGGATATCGGGCGCACCAGCGATCTGACCGTGCTGTGGATTATCGAGAAGATGGGCGATGTATTCTACACCCGCAAGATCATCACGCTGAAAAAGATGAGCAAGCCTAACCAGGAGAAAATACTCTGGCCGTGGATTGAGCATTGCCGCCGCACCGATTTCGACTATACCGGCCTTGGTATCGGTTGGGGCGATGATGCCCAGGCGAAGTTCGGAACCCACCGCGTGGAGCTGGTGACCTTCACCGGCCCAGTGAAAGAAGCAATGGCCTATCCGGTGCGCGGGCGCATGGAAGATAAGAAGTTGCGCCTTCCCTACGATCCTATTGTGCGGGCTGATTTGCGTGCCGTCACCAAAACTGTGACCGCTGCGGGCAATATCCGCTTCATGGCGGAGCGCACCAGTGCTGGACATGCCGATAGATTCTGGGCTCTGGCCCTGGCTTGTGAGGCAGCATCCGGCACTGAGACACTGATCGAATATACCGGCATCTCCCGTAATCCGGATCAACAGAACCCGCTGCGCCCGAATCATTCTGGCGATATGCAATCATCTGGCCGCTTCGGCGGTGGTGGATGGTGATATGGGTGGGTGCGTAGGATCGCCTGTGAGGCGTTTTCAGTCTGCCGGGGCTATGTCGGCCTGCATTTTTTATCAGACCCCTGCTCTAACATGTTGTAAGCATATTACAGTAGCTATTGTATCCAAGGAGATATGGCATGATTACCCTTTATGACCCGCACGGCAACAAAATAGACCGGGGACGTTTGAGAGATGAGGAATCAGCACCATCCCTGCGCAGCATTCGGCAAGTGATTTCAAACTCTCCATCCGCAGGCCTCACACCGCAGCGTCTGGCCAATATTCTCAGGTCTGCTGATCGTGGTGATCCGTATTCCCAGTGTGAGTTGTTTGAGGATATGGAAGAGAAGGATCTGCACCTGTCATCCATTATGGGTACGCGCAAACGTGCCGTGACTGGGCTGGAGATCACGGTTAAGGCACCGGATAATGCCAATGCCAGAGAAAAGAAGGCTGCGGATTTGGTGACTGAACACCTAGGCAATATCCCCGATCTGTCTGAAAAGCTGGTGGATGTGCTCGATGCGATCGGCAAAGGCTATTCCGCCACCGAAATCATCTGGGCTATCCACAAGCAGGAAGCCATTATTGAGGATCTGCGATGGCGTGAACCCAAATGGTTTCGTTTTGATCAGGAATCCATGAGCGAGCTACGCCTGCTTGATCTCAGTCATATCGATGGCAAGATTTTAACCCCGTATAAATATATCACACATATCCACAAGGCCAAGTCCGGTATTCCGGTGCGTGGTGGTATTTTGCGCCCCTGCGCCTGGATGTATCTATTCAAGAATTATGATTTTAAGGATTGGGTTACCTTTGCAGAAATCTATGCGCAGCCGCTGCGCGTCGGTAAATATCCAACCGCCGCATCTGAAAATGAAAAAGATGTATTGCTACAAGCCGTGGCAAATATGGGTACCGATGCTGCTGCAATTATCCCGGATTCGATGCTGATTGAGTTTGTCGAGGCCGGAGGCAAAACCGGCAGTACTGATCTTTATGAGAAATTAGCAAGATTCTGTGATGAGCAAATGTCCAAGGGTGTGTTGGGGCAAACATCCAGTGCTGATGCCATGTCTGGCGGGCTGGGTTCCGGCCAGGCTGATCTGCATGGCGATGTGCGCCATGATTTATTGAAATCCGATGCACACCAGCTCAGTGGCACATTGAGCCGTGATCTCGCTCAACCGCTCATTGATCTGAATATAGGTCCCGTGGATCGATATCCAGCAATCACCATCATCATCGAAGATCCGGAAAACCTGAAAGAACTGGCCGGTAATACCAAGATACTCCACGATATGGGGCTGGCTATTTCCAAGTCCTGGCTGTATAAAAAATTCAATATCCCGGAACCTGAAAAAGGCGAAGCCGTGCTTGCATCCTCGTCCACCCCATCATTCCCGAATACCCCTGTCGGGAATCCACAGCTACCAGCCAAGGCGGCCAATGCACAGCAACAGGCCGCCCCCGCCGCCAACCCATCCGATATCGTGGCAGAAAGACTGGTGGAAGAGTCCGATCAATCCATTGCCGAATGGCTAACCACCATTGAATCCATGCTGGCCAATGCCGAAAGTTTGCCGCAATTCAGGGAAATGCTACTGGCAGCCTTTGCCGATCTGCCCGAGACTAAACTAGCAGGCGTGCTGGAACAGGGAAATATAGCAATCCAGGCCGCAGGCCGGTTTGACCTGGAAAACGAATGACCCTACCCTCGGTTTTATCCGGTGCGTTCAAAAAGCCGTTTCCTGAACAGGTGGCGTTTTTTCGCGGCAAGCTGGGTAAACTGGTGCCAACCAAACGCTGGGATGATATAAAGAAATCTGCCCATGATACTGCATTCATGGTGGCTGGCGCGGAAAAGGCCGATCTGCTGGCCGATCTGGCCGCTGCCGTAGAGCGCAATCATGCTGAAGGCGTGGGTATTGAAGCCTTTCGCAAGGATTTCCGGGCGATTGTGCAAAAGCACGGCTGGCATGATTATACAGGAGCATCCACGCCCGCAGGCAGAAAGTGGCGAACCAGAGTGATCTATCAAACCAATATGGCCACAGCCTATGCCGGAGCCCGTGTGGCGCAGCTGCGAGAGCGAGGCTTCAAATACTGGATCTATCGTCACAATGATTCAGTCAGCCACCCGCGCCCGCTGCATCAGGCCTGGAACGGCATCACACTGCCTGCTGATGATCCCTGGTGGCAAACGCACGGCACACCCAATGGTTGGGGCTGCCGTTGCTATATTCTCGGTGCCAGATCAGCCAAAGGCGCAAAACGGCTTGGTGGCAAACCGGACAAGAATCTGAATCCAGACTGGAACAAGATCGATCCGAAAACCGGCGCGCCGGTCGGTATTGATAAAGACTGGGATTATCTGCCAGGCGATACGGTTAGCGATACAGTTAGTGCGCTGGCAAAGAAAACAGCCACCTTACCACCAGAAATCGGGGCGGCTTACGGAGCGCAAATTGCAGATGGGATTGTTTTCGCTTATGAGGCATGGATTCAGGGGGTATTGCAGGACCAGGTCAGTCGAGGCAAGGCATCGGTGCTGGGTATCATGGGCGAAAATGAACTGGCCTATCTGAAGCGTGCGGGTGATGCGCCAATACGAACGGATATATCGTTGCAGGACAGGCTTGTTGTTGGCCGTAAGGCGCGCCGTCATCAGGATGCAGGCAATGCACTAAGTGAGAGTGAGTGGAAGGGGCTTGCTGCATCGATGCGAAAAAACAGGGTGGTGCTGTTTGATAATGATACCGGCCATCTGCTTTATATTTTGCCTTCGGAGAGCTACAAGAAAATAAAAATAGTTGTAGAGCCCAATTACTGGGATAAAAAAGCATCAGAAACAATCAATTCATCACGCGCCGTATTCAAGATCGGCATTACGGCTCTGACTGATCGCCGTCGCTATACCGTGATTGAGGGTGTGTTAAAATGAAGCGAATGGGAGGGCGGCTGTTCCTCCATCAACGATTCCTTTCGGAGTTCGTCCTACCGGTCACCTTTCCGGAAGTCATTCGCCTGATAAACGGAGTATAGACCATGCCAGGTGATTTTATCAAGGTTGAAATTGATGATCACGCCATTCGTGAAGCATTGAACAGGCTGATGGATCACACCGGCAATATCGAACCGGCACTGGTAGATATCAGTGAATACCTTACCGAATCTACAAAACAACGCTTTGTTGATGGCAAAGCACCTGATGGCACAGCATGGGAAGCAAACACCGATTACACGCTATCGCGTAAAAAAGGCGATAAGCCGCTAATCGGAGAGGCAAAGGCTCTCTCAACGCAATTCAGTGGTGATATCAGTGCCAACACACTGCTGTTCGGATCGCCAATGGTGTATGCGGCTGTGCAACAGTTTGGTGCAAAGAAACATTCATTCACCGGAGGCAAAAGCCCCTGGGGCGATATTCCCGCCAGACCGTTCCTGGGCATATCGAATAAAGATGAAGATGTGATCCTCAACATTATCAAAGATCATATCGCAGGTGATCTGTAGAGACCTTCTGCGTTCAATATCCTTGCTATTCGTTCCGGGCAAGGCCATCTTACCCGCGACAAGTAAATATACGATCTCTGCGGAAACGGTTCCGGAGGGATCGTTTTTTTTTATCCTTATGATTTGCAGCCATGAAACGCAAACAGGTAACCGGGCTGGCCATCAACGCGCAAGATACCACGCATCAGATTGATGCGAATACGGTGGTCTGCTCGGTTGACCCAACCGGCATCAACGCCGAATCGCGCCAGCAGATGGTGCAACTGATTCCGCAGAATGCAGATGGGCATATCGTAGGCATCGATGGCCGCAACTGGCAGATGGACGCTGAAGCGATCATAGCCAATGCTGCCGCATCAAAAACCGATTTCCCGATTGATTATAATCACGCATCGCTCGATGCCCGCAAAACCGGCGCAGTTGCTCCGGCGGCGGGATGGGTGGATCACACCACGCTGGAAGCCAGGCCAGATGGTATTTATGGCCGCGTGCAATGGAATAGCGAGGCAGTCAATCACCTGAATGAACGCGAATTCCGCTATATCTCACCTGTATTCACATTCAGCCCAAAAACCGGAAAGACGCTGGCCTACAAGGGCAGCGGTCTAACCCACTACCCCAACCTCGGTGATTTAACGCCGGTGGCAAATGAACAGGAGGATAATCCTATGGACGAAATCATTGAGGAGATTCGCGAAGCGTTGAATCTCCCGACCGCATCAAATGCGGCAGAAATCAAGACGGAGCTGGATAAGCTATTTGGCCGGGTAGGGAAATTGGCCGCCAATAGCGATGCCAACCTGATTGATCAGGTGGGTATGATTGAAACCCGCGTTGAATCCGCCGAAACCGAGGCGGCTGAAGCGGTTGCTGCAAACAGCCAGGGCAATGCCGCTGACTTTGTGCCGCGCACCGAATTTGATCGCGTTAAGGCGCAGCTCGATAGCATCACCACGGCAGCGGAAAATGAACGCGTGGAAACAGCCGTCAATGCGGCCATTGAATCCGGCAAGATCGCACCGGCCAGCAAAGCCTGGGCGGAAGATCTGTGCCGCAACAATCAATCCAGCTTTGATGATTTTGTGGCCAACGCCTCGCAGGTGGTGCCGCTTAAACAAGAAAAGCACGGCGGGCATCAGCATGATAATGTGCTCAGTGATGAGGAAATGGCTGTCTGCTCGCAACTGGGTTTATCTACAGATGAATTTCTGAAATCAAAGAAAGAGGAGAGTGAATAATGGCTTTAACAGCAGATCGAAATACGGTGTCCCGCGATGGCAATCAGCTATCCATTGCAATGGCGGCGGCCACCATCATCTATGCAGGGGCGATGGTTGCCCGTGATGCAGCTGGCCATGCGGTTCCAGCCTCTGATACGGCTGGCTTAATTGTGGTCGGATCATCAGAAAATCAGGTGGATAATTCAGCCGGTGCAGCCGCTGCGCTGAATGTTACAGCACGCCGTAATCGATCCTTTCATTATGCCAATAGTGTCGGCAGCCCTTTAACCATCGCGGATATTGGAACCAATGCAATGGTCGAAGCTGATGACATTGTTGCTAAAGCATCTGTCAATTCAATCATCGCAGGCAAGGTGTTGGATGTGGATGCCACCGGTGTATGGATCGAAATCGTTTAACCATTTCAAGTGCGCCCCGCGTAGTCGGGGTTATTTCAAATACATAAAACAGGAGATAAGAGTATGAAAAAATCAATCCGAACATTCGGCATCTGGGCGTTCGCGCTCGCCGTAAGTATCGCAGCATTGGCAGGCGGTGAAACAACCGCATTTGCACACGGCCTCGATATAAACACCGCATTGGGGCTGGCCTTTGGTGGTTTAGTGATCAATGCGGCAACACTGCAAGCTGCGCAAACATCCTTCCAGACGCTGTTCCAGAAGGCATTTGATGCCGTCAAGCAGACCTACCGCACCATTGCGATGGTGATCCCATCCTCCACATCAGCCAACTCATACAAATGGTTGGGCGAGCTGCCTGGTATTCGTGAATGGTTGGGCGATAAGATCATCCACAACCTGACCGCGCACGGTTACTTTCTTGAGAATAAGGATTTTGAACTGACAGTAGGCGTGAAACGCAACGACATCGAAGATGATCAGCTGGGCGTATATAACCCGCTCATGTCCAACCTGGGCGATGCATCATCCCGTCATCCCGATGAACTTGTCTGGCCTGCTCTGGTGGATGGATTCGCTACCGGCCAGGGCTTCGATAAAGTGTCGTTCTTTAATGTCGCCCATCCGGTCAATGGTATTGATACCGGGGATGGCACCTATGCCAACCGCCCTGCGGTGCTTGGTGCAGGTGAGCCCTGGTTCTTGATCGATGATACACGGCCTATTCAGCCCATCATATTCCAGGAGCGTAAAGGCTATCACTTTGTATCTCAGACTGATCCTCAGTCGCCTGAAGTATTCAAGCGGGCAGTGTTTATGTATGGCGTGGAAGCGCGTGTGGCGGTTGGCTATGGCTTGCCTCAGCTGATCTACGGATCCCGTGAACCTTTAACTGCAGCAGCCTATGAAGCGGCGCGTCTGGCAATGTCCAGTCAAAAGCGTGTCGATGGTAAAACACCACTCGGCATCAATGGCACCAAGCTGATTATCGGTGAGGGCAATTTCAAGGCGGCCAATATCCTGATCAACAACGAACGCGATGCCAATGGTGCCACCAACCCGTGGTTGGGCACCGCGAAGGTTGAAAAGATCGATCATCTGACCGGCATGTAATCGTAGGGGCAGGCCCCGTGCCTGCCCTTCCTTACCCAAACCAATCAACAAACAGGAGAAGCACAATGGCAATTACAGTAAATATCAAACCAAAAAACGGCCTGGTCTTGCCAAAAGCTGGACATGTTCCGCACGGCCAGCACAGCGTGGATCTGACTGCCGCCGATCTGAAAGGCGCGAAAGGTGTAACCATAGTGAAGAAGCCAGCCGCAACATAACACCAGTAGTAAGAGAGATTGCGGGCGGGGCTTACACCCCGCTCTTTTTCCAAAAACAAACAACGGATAGGAGGCTTAGCCAATGTACGCAACTTATGCAGATTTGATCAAGAAGCATGATGAGCAGTATCTGATCCAACTATCCGATGATAACAATGATGGCATCGCTGATACATCCATTATAAATGAAGCCATCGCGCAGGCTGATGCAGAGATTAATTCTCGCGTAGCCAATCGCTACGCAGTTCCTCTGACTCCGGTACCGGCGTTGGCAACCAGTTTATCTGCAGTAATTGCGATCGGGAATCTTTATGCCCATCGCGGCATGGATCGTCCGGAAACGGTGAAGGAAGATGTCAAAGCGGCCATCGCTCTGCTGAATCGCATCGGAGAGGGCAAAGCTACATGGGGTGATGCAATCAACCCGACAGCGGACAGCAGCACACTGGATGTCCGCATAGCCAGCCAAACGCGAATCTTTAGCCGCACCGGACTGAAGAGCTTTTGATGGCCATCGTTATTCTGCAACTCAGCACGGTCGTAGCCAGGCTAAAAAACCAGGTTCCGGCATTCAAGATGATTGAGGGGTCGGCTGAATTGGAAACGGCACTCAAGGGAGGGGTAAGAAAGGCTCCGGCCTGTTTTGTGGTCGCAGCCAGCGAAAGGGCTGCAACGGTCACGCAAATGTCGGGCGCAATCAGACAGCGAGTAGATGATCAATTTGATGTGATTTATGCCATCAAGAATGCCAGCAGCCGAGGCGGTGAGCAGGCTGTTGATGGCGGGCTTCGCAGCTTGCGCATATCAACGCTTTCGGCACTCGTAGGATGGGAACCAACCCCTGATTTTGGGGCGTGTGAACATGAAAGCGGAACATTGATTTCCATAGCTGGTGGTATGCTCTGGTGGAAAGACAGGCTGAAGACTAATCATTACAACACGATTTGAGGAGATAGATATGGCAACAGGTGGCAGTTACGAAGTGGATAAGAAGACCGGCGAGAAAACGCTGAAAGAGCGCACGCAGGATGATCACGCCGATGGTTTGGCAAGCTCACCAACCGAAAAGGTTACTGAGCCTGTCGAAGTGAAGAAGAACGGGGGTGAGAAATGATCAGAGTAGCCAAGAAGATATTACTGGCCAAGGTTGAAACGACTTATGGCACAGATGCAGCCCCTT